GGATTGATGAGAAATAAGGCTGCGGGAGAAATTGAGGAATTACTCAAGAGAGCAATCGAGGCAGAAAGAAAACTGGCAATCCTCAAAGAGGCATTCGATATCATCACAGGAAAGGAGACGAAGTAATATGGCATTATTAGAGGTTAAGACAGAATGGGCAGTTTACAAGAACTGCTTCCTGCAAGTGGCAAGATACCAGGCAGACAACAGCAGGGCAATCGAGATTTGGAACAACGAGGACGGACCTATTGCAAGAATCACGGTA